GTTTAAAGTTTTGAGTTACTTCTTTCCAAGTTTTCATTACAATACCAGGAGCTAAAGTTCTATCTTTACCATATGATTTTTCGTATCTTACTTGGGTTGGTTTTGAAGAACGTTCTAAATCAGTATAAACATATAACATAAATACTTCGTATCCTGCTTGCTCTAATTCAGTCTTTAATTTAGAAGTTTGTTTATATGAAGCTCCTGTACCATCTAATATAAAGGATTGTTTTCCTTCAATAGTATTAGCTACATCTTGTTTAAACTCTCTATTAGCAGCACCCATAGCAATAGCTTGTTTACTTCTTTCCTCAGGAGTAGCATTTTTTAGGTCTAATGTTATATTAGCCTTTTTTAACATAGGGACATAAATGTCGTCTACGTTTAATATTTTTAAACCTCCTAAATCTAAACCTCTTAGGATATATCCTTTTCCAGCACCTGGGGCGCCTGCTAATATAATAGCTTTAGGTTTACCTTGTATTTCTTTTAAGATATCATATAATTTCACAGCAAAATATTTGTTATAAATATTACAAATCTCTTTTAGCTGTGGTTCTAAATTCTGTAAATGCAGGTTTGTGGTTGGGGTTTTCTATATCAAATAAAGTACGCACTGCTCTGTAGATATTTAAATTATCTTCTTGGGTTCTTTTTGATTCATACATTTCCCATCCCTTACCTTGGATTTTACCTTTTTTAGGTCCTCTCTTAGATGATTTTAACCATAATACACCTGTGCGATCTACTTTTTTACCAAAACATTCTTCAAAACATTTAGCGTACATAGCGGTTTGTAAATCATATGTTGTTTGAAGATGGTTAGATGTTTTAAAATCTATAATACATAACTCACCATTAATTTCACAAACCATATCACAGGTTCCCGCTACTTTTAATTCATCTGAAAATAGGTGGATTTCTGCTTCAATAAGAGTAGGTTTGTATTCCTCCCAAAAATCAACAAAACGTAAAAACATTTGCCAAACATGAGGAGAGTACATAGGAATACCATGTTCTAAAAATGATAATTCTTTACCATTAAGATAATCTTCGATCATTTCATGTACTTGTGTACCTTCTTCACTTGCCCTTTTAACAATAAAATCCGCTGAGTATCCTACTTTTTTAAGCCAATCCTCAAAGAATTTACCTTTAGGATAATAACTTAATACATAAGTTACTGATGGATAATATTCACCATTTCTTTGGTAATACCTTCCATCTGGGAGGGTAATTTGTTTATGGTCATCTGAGATTTCAAGTATACGACCAAATTGTTTTTTAATTTGTTTCATAGGGCTAATTTTCTAGCCAAAAGCCCAGATAAAGTTAGGGGGGTAGACTTTTGAATAAGTTTAGTAAAACGTTTGAATCCTAAGTCACTAGGGTCTTTATCGTCCATTTCTAATAAATGAACCTCTTTGCCCTCATTCATAAACTTTTCACAAAATTTAAGCGACGATTTAATTGCGTCACTATCTAATGCTATATATATTTTTTCAACTTTAGAAGAAACAATTTTCTTCATTAGGTTAGTTTGTATATTTTTTCCTAACAGCGGGATAGCGTTTCTTTTGATGGCTATGGCGTCGAATGGTCCTTCGCACAATACTAACGGGCTATTCCAGTTTATAAACATTTCAAACGGCACAATATCGCGAGATACTGAGGGGTTTTTATATTTGCGGAATGGTTCTTTTTCAAAACTACGAGCTGTAAAATAATTTAAATTACCTATAGCATCGTAAGAAGGAATAATAACCATATTTTTATACTCTCCATTTTCACAATAACCCATATGGTATTTAATCATATCTTCTTGTGTGACCCCCCTACGCTTTAAATAAACATAAGCGTGGCGCGCCATTAAGCTGGTAGGGTTATCTATAAATGGAGTATATTCTTGGGGTAATGCTAAATTATTTCTTACTATTACTTCTTCAACAAACGATCCCTGAGGTATTAATTTTTTAGCTTCCTCAATTTTATCGTACGCTTCTATTTTCTTTAGAAGATTAGGAATTGTCTTGCCTCTAGTATTGCAAACCCAACAATGCCAAGGGTTATGTCCCTTTTTATTTTCTGTAAAATTCACCTCCATTTTAGGTTTATGGTGTTTACAAAAGGGGCAGTGGTAAGCATGGTTACCTCTGGATGTTTGTTTACCTTTTCCTAGGACAGAGTCCATTAAAGATACTAGTAATTGATTTACCATTAAGCGAAATATACAAACCCTGATTTAAAAATCAAAGTCTGAGGTAAAGAATTTACCTAGTATATTATCATTTAAGTATTCATCTGGGTTTTCTAATACTTCCATTTGGAATAAATGTTTAGTTTCCAGATATGTAAGATGTTTTTTATTAAAAGCTATTTCAAGGATTTGTTTTTTCAAATCTTCCTTCGTAACTTCTCCTTCAGTTATTTGATGTTTTAATTTAGCATTTGATCCTATATATTTTTTCCAATCGCTTTCTTTTTGGACGATTTTATAAGATTTTCTCCTTCCCCTTCCTGTTTGCTCTGCAAGTTCTACTTTAGTTAATTTTTTCTTTTGATTGTGGTATAAAACTTTTTTACCCACATATTTTTTACCCTTGGGGGTGATTACTTGGTAGACAAACCCAAATGTATTGGGTGGAAAATGTGATATGTCTGTAATTTCTTTTTCATTATATAACCAATTCATCTATCTATATTTATTAATATTGTTGTATCTGTAGTTTGGGATGTGGGAAGGGGTTGTGCTAATTTAGCTACCGCTAATAATTCTTGATTTTCATTATATAATCCTATAGTAGTTACAAAAGGAGAAAAATCTGAACCTGTTACAAAATCAGAATATTGGGCACTCCCCGAATTAAGAATTCTATTATCACTTCTAAGAGAAGAAGAAAGTAAACTAGGATTTAAGGAATAATTATATTCATTAGCTCTAATAGTACATTTATACTGAGTTTCATATATAGTAACAGTTGATTCCCATTGGGAGCCTGTAAAATTATAAAGCCCACCACTCCCTGTTTCCCCTGTAAAAATGACTAATCCTGATTCATATAATATATTACCATGTATTCTACCTGTAGATCCTGAAATAATATTTCCTTGACCATCATCTGTAAAACGTATAGTAGCTCCAGTATCTGCTTTACTAGAAAAACTTCCGGGTTTTATATGTTCTCCAAATTGTTTTGAGGGAATAGATAATACTGAGATTGTATCGTCTGCAGTTACTGGGAAATGTCTTAGTTCATCTATTGACTGTATATTATTTTCGTAGTTAGGATTATAAACAGATCCTACTATAGTCCCATCAGGATTTATTATAGGTTTGTTTACATTAGATACTTTTCCACTTCCCGAAAGATAATTAGAATAATATAATTGTTTTATAGAATTATAAACTAAAGATTTACTCCCTGTCCCTTCTTCTCCACCCCCTAAGGGGTATGAAATATTAGAACCTGTTACAACTATAGCCTCAGTAGTTGAAAACTCAGGAATAGTATTTTGAATAAATTGTTTATGAACCCTAAAAGGGGTTATAATGATATCCTTACTTAGTAATGTCTTTAAATAACCCATCCATTAGAAATCTAATTTAACTCTAATAAGAGTTTCTTTAGTAAAATCTTTTTTAAGTGGTTTACTTAATTTTGCAACTGCTATACATTCATTTTCATCATTGTATAATCCTACAGTCGTAATAAATGTTTGAGGAGAATTAATAAAATTATCAAATATTACCGCTCCTGTAGAACCACTTATAAATGAAGGATTTGAAGAATAATTAAACTCTGAATTTCTTGCTCTAACAAATACAAAATCAGAAGATATATTTTCTTGACTATTTAAGGTAAATGCAGGAGATTCTGCTGCAGATGCTGATAAATGATTAAATAATAAATTAGTATTAATAGCCTTAGTATTCACAGCATTTGAGGTACCCAGAGAGCAACCACCATTAGCAGAAGTTCCATCTAGGGCATGAGGATTTAATAAAATAGTTCCGATATCCGGAAGAAATAATCCATAAGATCCCGAATTAGCTGAATATCCATTAGCATTAACTGAAGTATTTACTGTTCCTGCAGCACCCGAAACTATTTGGAATACTCTTCCTGCTTCATTGAAAGTAGTAGTAGTAACAGCTTTACTATTATCAGTAAGTGATAATGGCTTCCCAGATGCTTGTGATGATGATAGGATTAAAGTCATAGTACCTGGGAATAGGCT